TCTTGCTTTACTGACCGTTTATAGAATGTGACTGCTAGGTTTGCGTCTGCGTTTCTTACATCTGACTCGATAGCCATTTAAATCTCCTAAGTGGTTAGGGTTATTAAAAGAAAAAGGGACTCCCCTTGTGAGGAAGTCCCTAGGTTACTACTTATTCTTCAATTTTTTAGACTGAAGCCTTGCTAAACCAACCATAATCGCCAGAAGCCATTGCGGTTGCTGGTGATGTGTAAGTACCAGCAGAAGCGGTAGCTACAAAGGTTGAAGCGTTAATAGAACAAGTTGTTGTAGAGGCTGTAATAGCCGCACCAGCAACAGCCCAAACATAACGCAAACCATCATTTGCAAAAGTTTGTACACCTAATGGGCCAAAACTAGCAGGAGTGCCTTGTGCAGTTAATTCTGTTGCAGTTTGAGTTCCAACAAGGTCTACACCTGCGATGGGGAGAGTGGTAAATGCCATGATTAATTCCTTTTCTTTATAAATTAGACAGTTAATTAGAAAGGGGTTTCCCCCAATCTATTAGGTTGTCAGTAAACCTTGTAGGAAGCGGTTGGAAGTAGTTAAATTTCCAGCAAATCCATAGAGTTTTACAATCGCATCTTGGTTAATCGCTTGGCGTTCGCCACCGATAGGTACAAAATTGCGGTCTTTGTGTGGGCGGAAGAAAATGTAGTTAGTGTTCAAGAAATACATATATGTTGCTGTTTCTTGTGAACCATAACCACCACCTAATACCACATCAGCAGAAGTACCACCACCGTAGAACTTCAATGAAGCAAATCCAGCAGCGCCAGACTCCTCAGAAGCAATACGCTGAATAGCTTGCAATGCGCCAACATAATATTGGTACATTGTGTTACCAGCTACGATAAGGTCAGCTTTGTCTGTGCCACGAATCTGCTTGATAGCAGCAGTAGTCATAGAAGCCAACATTGTGTTAGCAGTAGCGCCAGTAGTGATTTGGTTACGCCAGAAAGTCCAATTAGCAGCATTAATACCACCGTATGTGCCAGTTGTAGGAGTTGCTGAAACAGCAGCGCCTAGACCATCCAAGTTCTTACCACCGTTACCTGTACCGTCAAGGTATAAGTCACCAGAAATGCGGTTTAACAAGCGTGCTTCAGAAACTTGCATACGACCATCTAACAAGTCGATGATTGCTTCTTTGCTGCTGTTTTGCAACATTTCTAAACCAGACATTGTTACTGAGTCTGCGTACTGTGCAATTTTAAATTGTGCAGCAGAGATAGGGCTATCTGGGGCAATGTTCAATACTTCGTAACCGCTATAAGAATTAGCGTTATTAGTATTTGGGTCGTTGTACATGATTTCTTCCAAAATCACATTACCACCTGAGAATGGGCGTACATTACCCTTGCTGTTCAGGCGTTGCAGAATTGCATTGTTTTCTGTTAAGTTGTCTGCCAATTCACCGCTACGGCTTTGAATAGTCGTTGCGATAATATCGGTAATCGCTGAGTTAGCGTATGTCATGATATTCCTTTAATAAATTGTTAAGTTAAACCCTACGGGCCATTGCCTCACCTAATTGTTCTGACAATAATGCCCGTCTATCCTTTTTATCCGTTGTAGCTACCGTTCCTCTAGGAGTAGAGGATTTTGGACTGACTGCAACAGTCTTAGCCTTCGCTACTTGCTGTGCTTTGCTTGATGCTTGTTTGGCACTTGTCAGGAGTCTTTCCTGTTCTAATGCCCATACATCATCATTCATTCGCACGGCTTTCTTGTAGGCCGTTTCTAGGTCTTGGGCTTTCCCTAACTCAAGTAGTTGAGCCATTTCTTCCCGAACCACATCAAAATGCGGAAACTTCTCCACATCACTTCTTACTCTTTCAATTTCTAACATCAATCGAGTTTGTTCTTCTTGTTGAAAACGGTTCTTAATGGTGGAAACCTCTTGGTTTACCTGATTAAGTTGGTTCATCAACTGCTGTGTATAAGCGTCTGTTTGAGGGACACTCATACCATCTTCACCTAATTGTATTCCATAATCTTGTGCAAGTCTTTGAAACATTTGCACTTTTTCGCTATACGGTGCTTTTGATAACACCATGTGCGCCCGACCTAAGTTATTAATCCATGCAGCAGGACTAATATTTTGGGATTGTAGTTCTGGAATAAACGGTGCAATAGCTTCTTCATAGCCTCTTGCCCTATCAGCTTCAGCCTTATAAGTGCTTACGCCTTTCTTATATTCTGACTCACGCTGGTTGGCATATTCGGCAAACTTAGTAAAATCTTCCTTGCTAATTTGTTGCCCAGCTTCCATTTTGTCCCAAATTTGGACATATTCTTTCTTCCAAGTGCTTGGGCGAGTTACAGGCTTGACTTCCTCCGCATCTTCATGCGCTGCCTCAAATTCAAGTTCTTCAGAAACTTCGGCAGGTTCTTCGTTATCTGCATCGCTAGTTTTAGCTTCAACGGACTCCTCGGCAATATCGTCTTGCACAACATCAAGTTCTTTATCGGCTGGTGCTTCAAGTGTGCCTTCCTCCGCAGCATCCATTGCTTGTAATAGAGCATCTCTGCGGTTTAGTTGTTCTTCAGACATATATTCTCCAAGTTATCGGTAGTTAAGTTTTGCGTAGGTTAATTCTGCTATTTGGCGCTTGCGTGCCTCTTGTGACTTCCTGCTTAATTCAGGAGGTTTATGTTGCAAAGGGACATCATTGCCCAATTCAATCATTTTGTGCTGTTTTAGGTGGTCACGGTGCATAGATTTAGACTTAATCCATGTGCCATCTACCTGACTAACATAGCCTTCAATGTCAGAAATAATGGTAGGTGCTTCCCTAGCAGTCATATTTTGCTTTTCTGTCCAAGCCTTTTCTGCTTCGGGGCTACCTAGGGTAAACCCCCAGAATTCAAGGTAATGGTCTTTGTCAGACTTTTTGGCTTGTGTATGGTTACCTTCTGCGTAACCGCATTTTGGGCAAATCATTACATTCTCCTTATTAGTTCAGGTATTTTGTCTAATTCATCTTCTTCAACTGTGACTACAGAGTCGTACCAAGTGCCATGCTTCCATCGCCAGCACTTAAAGTCTTTTCTAGGCATGATGCAAACCGTTTTTACACCTAATGCGCCAGCAAGGTGGGCTATGCCTGTGTCTACTGTTACCAAACCTTTCATTGCTTTAAGGTGGCTTGCAGTCTTATTCCAATCTTGCTTCCATCCATCATTAGGTAAGGGTGTCCAAAACCTATCTTCTTCAGGATTAAATGAATAAGCGTCAGGGCCAATGACTTCTAGCATCTTTTCTGGGTGGATTGTGCGGACATAATGCAATAAACCCTTAGAGGTAGCCCAGTTAACACCTATCTTCTTAGGAATATTGCTTGGCAAGGCATCTAAATAGCCCTCAGAACCGATTATTTTGTCAGTTGATAGTGGGAATAGGGCTTTTGCATAAGAGGGCGCTAAAGAGATATAGTAAGGCAGAGAAATAATGCCAATCCAGTAATCAGACTCAGTAGCAATGCCTTCTTCTGGCATATTAGTAAAGGTGTCAACGCACTCTATTTGCCCAAACAAAGTATGTAATGAACCATGTTGCAATAAAACAACAGACTTAGCGCCCATAACCTTTAAAAAAGGCAAAAACCTAGCATATTGAATAATGTCACCAAAGCCTTGTTCAGCCATCACAGTAATGGTTTTCCCTAGTAGGCTTTCACCTCTCCATACAGGCATTTTTAACGGTTGAGTATAGGGCTGCGCTTGATTAGCCATGACATCAGGATGCCAACGGTATTCAAATAACCTAAAACCAGCGTCTAATCGCCCTGCGTGTAAATGTTCGTATGCCAGTTTGTATTGCTGGTGGGGATTTATAATATTAGGGCTAATAACGCTTCCTCATCGTCTAATTCTGCCAACCGTATTGCTTCGAGTATTGCAATTTCCTGTTCTAAACGGAGTTTTGCTTCTCTCATTGCTACTGCGGTTTGCAAATCTTGTTGCTGCTTAATAAGATTAGCGATGTATCGGTCAATATTGGCTAGGTTTGACGGTGTATCAACGCTAACTGCTTGATTAGATTGTAATTCTTTTTGTTTGCGTTTGCTTACTTTTGGTGGGTCAACCAAATCAGCAATACTTTGCTTGCGACTTTCTTTGTCAGCTTTTAGCGCAGCTAGGCGCTTTTCTTCAGCCTTACGCTTCTTCTTGTCTAACTCTTGGTAATGCTTCCATTCCTCTTTAGTCCAACCATCACCACCGCTAGGGCCAGTAGGCGTAGGTGGTGTAATGTTTATCTGAAACGCATTGTTTTGAAATGCGGTTGGTTGAAAAGCGGTCTGAAACATTAGTTAGACCATTGTTCCGTAGGAGGTGTAGGCCATACAGGGTCAACTACAGGGTTTACAGCATAGTTACGGATTGTGCTTCTATAAGCAATAAACTCAGCTTGGTTTACAAGGTATGGGTTAGACATTTCAGCATTTCCTACATCGGCAATAGATGTCCAATCAGTAGCTGTAAGAATAGCTTTAGCTTGGTCAGCACATGATAATTTGTCAGCTTCTTCTTGCACTACAACAAAGTCATATTCAACAACATTGCCTTCTGCGTCATAAGCTACATCACCAATGGTACTAACAGTTTGTGGATATAGTAAATAAATTGCTTGAGTAAAATATTGGTTCATACAGCAATTTCCATAACAGTAATTGATGACAAACAACTATCACCACCAAAATATGCTGTATTTCCTACGCCTTGGCGATAATAAACAGTATAAGATGTAGAAGATGTTGTAGCAGGACTATCTAAATAATTTATTCCAAAGGGTATCCAAACACCTTGTTGGTTTGTTTGTGTCATACCAGCAGTAGAACTACCTATATTTGTAGAATTTCTATATATTGTTGCAAAAACATTGTTTGCTACTGTTGACTCAAAAGTGCCATTTGCAATAATTAATATTTTACTTGTTGAAAACTTTGGTGTAATTGAAACTGTTAAACCAGTTGTAATGAAAGAAGTAGATGTTGTACTAATTTGAGTTGCAATTGTTCCAGTTGCTACTTGCAATACCTTGCCAGCACTAGCCTGTACCGTGCTATTAGGAAATGTCAAGCCACTTGTGCCATCAACAATAAATGTCATATTAAGCCTCTGGAGGTGGAGTTAAATCTTCCCAAAGGTAGGTAGTAGTGTTTAATACCCAATCACCTGGTTCTGTAGGTTTAGGTGCATAAAACACGCCTACTACACCGTCAATAACTACTGACTCATCTAATGTATAGCCAATACCAGCGTAGTTAGCACGCAATGGTGTACCACCGTCAGGTGTATGAGGTTCGGCAGGAGGTGATGGTGCGTAATGCACATTACCGTATGTGTTGTAGTCTGTTTGTACCCAATAGCCAGGTTGAGTGTCTACAAACTCTTGGTCTGCACGAATCACATCAAGCACTACTTTTAAAGATGGTTCGCTAGTTTGTTCGCATTGTGCAAAGTAAGTCATATTAGTCCTTATGGTAATGTGGCGACATACGCTTTAGCTTCTTCTGGTGTCATTAATACACCATCAGCAGTTTCTAGCGTTGCAGTTTCATCGTTAATTTGTGATTTAAAATTTTCGTAATCTGTATTTTCAGGGTCAAAAGGAATACAAGTTCCGTTGTCTAAATTTAAAACAGATGTAGACTGTGTTTGTCCGTACATAACAGGTGATAGTTTATACATTTATAACTCCGATGAAAGCGCTAAAAATCCAGAAGTTCCATTAGCAACAGCGACAAAATTAGGATAATAAGCTGTTCCTGTAGCGCTGTGTGTAAAAGATAAATACAATGTATTTGTAGAGGCAGCCAACCCATTAATAGTGCTGATATTTGTATCGTACCCTAGCCTATCTGTTACGATAAGACTGCTAATAGTCACAGAAGGTGCGGTTCGCATTTCTCCGTTTATTCTCATAAATGCAACCGTGTTTAATCTATCGGCTGAAAGAATACCCGTTCCAACAGTTGCGTATGATGAGTTTCCTAGTTTTTGATAATATCTCTGACACATAGCTAACTGAGTTGTTTGGTCAACATACTCAAATCCAGTAGCAGAAGTACCTACTTCTAGTTGTACGCCTGTTATGTAGAATGTAGCACCAGATGTGCCTACTACGCTTGTTGCGCCTGTAGCTGACATAAGATTACCAGCAGCCCATGACCCTGCTGTTCCGTTGTATGTAGACCCAACGCCCAAACCAAGTCTTACTCGCACTCCTGTGCCGTTTGTTGTTAACCAAGTTCCTGATGTATCGCCAGCAATGGTAATAGTTTCATATTCCCAAGTATTAGCAGAAGAAATTGTGTATGTAAATGGGTAAGAACGGTTTTGCGCTGAATTTGTCAAAGCGCCACCAAAAGTACCTGTTAAAGAACTACGCACCCAAAAAGAAAGAGTTACGGTTTTAGCATTAGCAGTACCCCATCCCAAATCTGCAAGATTTAAACCTTCAATTAACTGATTTATAAAAAAATAATCACCAGCAGCAACAGAATAAGCTGATGTGGAAGTACATCCTAAGTAGTTTGTAAATCCTACGGGTGGAGTTACAGACCCAGCATTTTGTTGTACCGTATATTTGGTTACTTGAGAAAACACAGCTTGCCATCTATCTAATGTGTAAAGGGCGTCTGTTGGGGTTAAAGAATAGCTAGTCCCAGCATTACGCTGGTCAATACGCATATCACCGTTAATAATACGGTTCTTAAAGCGTGTAGCGTTACCAGCGCCTAGCGAGGTATTTGCTACGCTAGTGCTTATTACATCTGCGTTGATTTGACCGTATGGCATTATTGAATACTCGCTAGTTGTTCATCTGTTGGGCGTGGATACTCAGGATGTTCCCATTTAGCAATGTAATCACCGTTACCGTCAGAGTTGTTTTGAAGTGTAATAACAGTTAAAAAATCTGATGGATTTAACAAAGAATAAATTTGTAATATTTTTTCGTATAAATTCATATTAAGCACCTCTTATTAAACAACCACTTAATCGTGTCGAAAGGGCACTTGTCCTAATTTCTATAGTTCCTGCAGCCGTTAATCCAAAGAAAAATAACTCAAGATAATCTGTTGTACCATTTAAATAAATTACAGCACTTACACTAGAAGTTTGTTCGCTTGCACCTGTTCCAGTAAAATTGCCGTATGCTGTACTAGTTCCATTTACACTTAGAATTGCGATTGCGTAGCTTAAACTAGTTCCTGCAGCATTAACATTTCCGTTGAATTGATAATAACCAGCTACAGTAGGAGTAAAACGATAATTGGTTGTATTAAAACAAGTTGCAGTATCAAAAACTTTTGTATTTAACGCAACTTTAGTGCTAGTTCCTTGAGTAACTCCTGTTTGAGTTGTTGCAGAATAAGCACTAAAAGCTGGCCCAGCAGCGTTAAGCGTACCAGTTTGCGCTGCAATAGTAACAGTATTAGTACCAGCTACAGCAGGTACAGCAACGGTAACTGTACCGCTTGTGTCACCAGATAAGACTATTGAACTCATTAGAGAACCACCTTTGCTTTTGCAATTTTTATAGCGTTATTGACTTCTTCCTGCGTCAAAAAACTACCTAAATAAACTTTTTTTCCATTTATATAAGTTTTTGCTTTAATTTTTTTTCCACCTGTGCATTTATCAAAATGCCATCTTTTCATTGATGTTTGACCGCCTATTGTATTGCAATGAGGACAAGTTATTTTCTTGTGTACATATCCAGTTAGCTTTTCTGTTACTTTTGCCCTTTGTTCAGGCGATTGCATATATCCTTTTACAGCTTTTCCGCCAATGGTTTCATTTACTAAATTAGCGCCCATAGAAGTAAAACAATCAATTAGCAATTCTTCATGAGAATATGCTTCTTCTTCTGTATTCCAATCAGCCAATATTTCAATAGAAATTCCTCTAGCTTTTTTTACAACTTCACGCCATTTGTAGCTTCTATCATGCCTAGTAAAAGCACGGTCATCTTTTCCTTTTCCAATATAGAAAATATCGCCTTTTGGAGTGTAATGTGCGTATGTATAAAACACTATAAAACTACCCATCTATTACCAGAAGCAACAGAAACTGTCTGTCCACTCGCCACAGTAACTGGGCCTACAGACATTGCGTTGCTTCCGCTTGGAATTGAAAAACTTGCACTAACAGTTGCGCTGTTTAGTACAAGACCATTGCTTGCTGAAACTACTGGGGCAGTTAAAGTACCTGTACCAGTTACATAGGTAAAACTAGCCGATAGATTAGGGGTTGTTGTTCCCTGACCAAATGGCACATAGTTAGTAGTATAAGTTACAGAAGGGGCTTTACCGTTAAAAGTGTTCCAATCTGTATTAGTTAAATAACCGCTTACTGAAGATGTTGCTGCTGGCATAGAAATTACAGGGGTTGTGCCGCCTGTAGATGCTACTGGGCTAGTTGCTGTAACGCTAGTTACCGTACCACCGCTTGAAGGGCTAGTATTGGTAACTGTAAAGTTAGGGTAAGTACCAGTAACACTAATGCCTGTACCACTAGCAATAGCTACAGTTTGGTCTGGGGCTGTGTTTGTTAATGTAATTGACCCTGTGCCATTAGTTACAGAAACACCCGTACCAGCCGTTAATGTGGCTTTTGTAAGGGTATTCCCTGTAGTGTTGCCAATCAGTAGTTGCCCATTGGTATAGCTAGTTTGACCTGTTCCACCTTGGTCTACTGGAATTGTGCCAATAATGTGCTGAGTTTCTGTAGAAATAAATTGTACTGAAACAAGCAAAGTACCAACACTAGGGTTAGACCTAAGAATTACGCCTACTTGAATTGAATAATTAGGCCTTGTAGGTTCGGTAGCTGTATATGCGCCAGCAGTTGTAGCTGATAAAAATACGGATGCACCTTCGGCAAATGCAGAAGTATCTAAACCATTAACCAATCCATTAATAGTTACATAACCAAAACCATTGTTTGCAATAGATGTGGTAGTTACACCAATAATGTCAGCAGTAGCAAAGCTAGTAGCTATTGCTTTAGCAATGGTTGGAGTGTTGCCTGTTGCGCCACTAATATAAACTACTGTTCCATCAGGTATGGTTGCGCCTGTTTGATTGCGTACTCTAACAATGTTTTCTTGGCCGATATTTACAGTCATTTGACTGTTATCGTTGTAATAAGCTAATGTTTTGGCATCTGTATCGTAAAAAACTTTGCCTTCTAAATAAGTAGGCGGTGTAACTGGTGTAAAGTTTTCTTCAATAAGTCCTGTAATTGCACCTGTATCACTTACTGTAACTATGCTGTTTTGCAGTAATTTGCCTGTAGTGGTGTCAAATCGTGCTATTGCGTTGTCTGTGGCGCTTGCTGGGCCAACTACATCACCACCTAAAGATGGGGAAGCATTAGTAATAACACCTGTTGTGCTGTTATAGCTAATGCCTGTACCAGCGCTAACTGATGCCCTAGCCCTAGCGTCTGTGTAGTAAAGGTTTGTGCCTTCGGCAATGTTTGTAGTGGTTAACACTACTGCGCCTGTAAGGGTATTTACTGAGGTAACAGAGTCAGTATTGTCTACCTTTTGCCAAATCGTGCCGTTATAAACTGCCCAATCGCCAACCAACCAATCAGTAGTCCCATTAAGGTTAGTACTGCCAGCGACACTAACCACATAGTAATAACCCTTAGTACCAACAGAGGAAGTAAGAGTAGGAGTATTAGTACTTGCATCCCATGTTCCTTGATAGTTCAGCGCACCAATAACAGCGTCAGGTATTTGACTAATAGGTACTTTGGTAGATGAATCTAATGTAGCTACGCCTAATGCAGCAGCCTTTTGCGTGGTAGGAATGTAGTCACTAATCGTAACGCCAGACATTGCCCCACCAGTAACATTTATGTTATTACTGTTTTGGGTGGACATTGTGCCAAGTCCAGTTACATCAGTACTAGGTATAGTGGCAGAAGCAGTCATTGTGCTTGTGCCATTACCTTTGACATAACCAGTTAATGTAGCTGCGCCTGTACCACCGTTTTCAACTGGTACAGTACCAACTAAAGTATGGTCTGCGTTCCAATCAGTTGGGCGTACTAACGATGTGTCATCACCGTCAGGTATCGTTGAAACCTTACTATGCTTGACCGTTATAGCCATCATTGAACCCCAATAATTTTGCCGTCTTGACCTCTAACTACTGTCTTAGGTCTACTTTGCTGTGCATTGATTGTATCAACTAAAGCAGTAATAGCCTGTGCCATTTGTTCATTACCTTGACCAATAGCGTTAGCAATAGGCTGCATTGGGTGTTCCATAGCGTGTGCTAGGGTTTCCTCAGTCATATAGGCTTGTGCGCCATCTGATTCATCAGCGCCAATGCG